TATATATATCGGCGGCATAACTGGATTGGTTGCTGCCGCTGGACCCGCACCGGGTGCGGCTGGTGCTGAAGGAGCTGCTTGTACTGCACCTGCTTCGGCTTTTTTCCAGGCTGCAGTTACGGAATTGGCCCATTGGTTAATACCAGGATTTTGTTCAATTTGCTTTAGTTTGTCTTCCCATTTGTCGCTGGGTTTTTGATACTGTGTTCCAAATCCTTTTTTCTCCATGCTTTGTGCTACTCCAGCAGCAGATCCAGCATAGTCACCGGTCATTCGTTGCAGTGCTCCGGGCATGGCGCCATGTGCTTGTTTATTAAGATCCATGATCTTGTTGCCAGCTTGAGCAAGTTTAGTATTGGTGTATTTGTTTGCTTGGCCAATTTTGTCTATGGCAGGACCCACTGCACCTTTGACTGCACTGCTGGCGGATTTTAGTTTGTCCATAAATCCTTCATTCAATGACGTTTGTGTTAGTTCATGTATTTGCATCTGTACGCCTTACTGTGCGAGTAAATTTGTCAGGATCTCTGAGTCGAATTGCATTGATCAATTTACGTTGCAGATTATCTGCTTGTTCCGGAGTGTAGCTAGCTTCTATTTGTTCTAGTAGTCTTATGGCACTGGCAATAATGTTGGCGGCGCGACTTTCTATAACATGACGCTGATCGCGTTCTGCATATAGACTATCTAACTCTTCTAATAAACTCCGTGTTTTCTTTTGCATTTTGGCTCAGAACCTTTGAAGTATTTATTTTAAAAAAAAGATTGTTAGTGTTGTATGACTAGATATCATGATTGTTTAATTTGCCCCAACAGTTGTTTGAGTTTAGCACTGTTTACATCTGCAGTGACCTTACTGATTTCGCCTGTATCTTGATTTACAGATTCAGTCACACGACTTTGTGTTTTAATACTATCATATATACTGGGTTTTTTAACAAATCCTCCGGAAGATTCATCAGCTGATTCACCAGAGTCTGTAATTCGCATGGTTTCAATATTGTATTCTAAATCAATTTTTTGACCTACTCCGGTACTACTACGACTTTTCATACATTGTATTTGATAACGCCCACGTTCTTTCATTGCGCGACTTGTAAAAATGCCAAACACATTGTCTGCAGTATTGATTTTAGATATACCACCCGAAATATGACTGTGATCAAATTCAACTTCTTCAACTGCTGATCGATTCAACTGACTGGCAGTGACAAACAACACATTGAGTTCTTTGGCCAAGTTGCGTAGTTCTTCACTCACATACTTGTCCTTGACAAACAAATCATTAGGACTAACCTTGGCACTGACCGGCATCAACAAATCCAAATAATCAACCATGACAAAGTCCACACGCAGTCCTGTTTGTATCTGGACTTCTTTAATATAACTTCTGATATCATTGATGTTGCTTTGTGCTGGCAGTGCTTTGACTCTGTACTGCCCGGACTTTTTGGCCATCATTTTGACTTTGAGTTCTGTGGTATCAATGTCTCGACGAATTTCTTTAGTGCCCATGTTGGTCAACATGGCATCTGTTCTTAGTGCACATAGATCTTCACTTAGCTCTAAACTGATGTAAACTCCGCTGAGTCCTTGTTGCAACCAGTTCAATGCCATATTCATCATCACAAGACTTTTACCAGATCCAGAGCCGCCGGCAAAGATGTTCAATTCACCACGACTAAATCCACCATACAACAGTCGATCCATTTGAGGCCACCCTGTACTGACTTGGCCGCCTGAATTAAAATATCTATTGATACGCAGTGCAGGGTCATCGAAATAGTCTATGCCCATGTCTTTGGTCAGACTGATCTGCACTGCATCTTTAATTAGTTTTTCTACAGGGTCATAGTCACCTTTTTCTAACAAGTCTGCTGACTTTAAAATTGCTCGTTCTAGTTCTTGCCTACGAGTAAAACTTTCAAACTCCTGCATGAACCATTCAAAGTGGCCTTCGTTCAGATCTGGAATAGTATTCAGCTTAACACCTGTACTGGCACCAATCTGTTCCACAGTTGGTAGCGTCTTATACTGATCACTGTGGGTAGCAATAAACTCGGCAGCCGATCTTAAACTTCGATCAAAATTCTCAGGATTGTAGATGTTTTGCACACGTATATAGCTACTTGCATCTTGCAGCATCATTTCTAAAAACAATCGTTGAACTTCAAGTCCGTATTCTTTTAACAATTTAATTCCTTATAATATTTTCCTACTGCCAAACTGGTTCTCCAGTTAGTATTTCTTCTATTATCAATTTTATCTAACATTGATGTCCAGTTATTATCTTCATTGATCGTCAGTGTATTTTTAATATAATTACCTATTCCGGATAGTTCCGGAATAGATCCTAAATGATCTATTATATGATTTTTTACAGCAATTGGCAAAAATTTAATATTAAAATTATTAGCCAATTGCCAGCAAAAATCGGATTTATCGCCTTCTCTATTTGTTTGTAAATTTTCACTGAACCAATGCCACACATCGAGTGTTTCAAAGATATTATAACATCCAACTGTCATATTAACTCCAAACATAACATTTCCAGGTAAACTTTTTTTCATTGCCATAATGTTATCACTTACAGATTTCCAATTACCCGGCCATCTTACATATTCAAATGCTAGCTCAGTTGCATCGATGCTGAAAAATAGTTTAACTAACTTAGCACCACTCCATAAATCTATTATTTTATCACTGGGCATAACAGTACCATTGGTATTGTAACTTATAAATGTATTTTTTAATACACCTTGATCTTTTAATTTTTCTAATAACTTAATTTGATCATTGTTTAACAATGGTTCTCCACCATTGAAGTGTATTTTTTGTATATTTGTAAAATCTAATCTATCTAAAAAACTATTTGACTTTTGAAACTTTCTTCCTATGTTAATCAATTCAGTCTGTGTATAGTTTAACTCGGTTGCCCATAGACTACTATTTTCTGGACCGCACATAATACAGGCAAGATTACATGCCCATGTTGCACTATGATCAATGCATGCTAACTCTACCAAATCAGATGGTGGAAGATTGTAAAATTCAATAGCACTTTGTCGGCGACTTTTGTGTCCAATTGCTTCCGCATCCCAACACCGAGAACATTCCAACGGTTTTACTCCACGAGCAAACTCAGATCGAAGATGTGTTAAATGAGGGCTTTTATAAAAATCAAAAGTATCAACTGCTTCAATTTTTGAAACTGCCTGACAGCACGGTGCAACACTGATATCATTGTCGTTAACTCGATCTATATATATGCTACGATAAATTTCAGGACACCAATTATGACTCATAATATACCGGCATTTCTAAGATGATGTATACATTCATTGGTAAATGCTGATTGTATAATGTCATCGTCAACATGAAAATACGGCCGAGGTTGATGGCATTGATGGTTCCAAAGATTTATTTTTAAGGCCTGCGAACTGTATTCATTGATATGATTTTTTATAAAGTTTTTATTGACAATTGATGAATAATCAACTTTATCCATACCGCCCAAGCTGTAACAAAAGGGTATATTTTGTTTTTCTAATAACTGAAAACAGTAGTGTATTAAGAAATAATTTTTCATAACTTCAAATTCATCGGATATTACTGTGGTGTTCCAATTATTGATAAGTTTAGCCATGGATTCGTTACCTAATAATCTACTACTTGTAGTATAACGATCGTTACTAAATTCCTTAACAGCCTCAACACTGACATCTTTAGGGTAATATATATTTTTATTTCGATCAATTTCGTGTCTATGTGTTGAAGTAAATAACAATATCACAAAATCTGGATTAAATTGCAATCCTTGCAGTAGTTGTAGTACTATAAGAGCATTACTATCACCGCCGTGTGCTAAATTATGTAATTCAAATACCGGAGGAGTTTGATTTAAAATCTTTTCGCTAAAGTGTAGGCCAGGAAAATCAGGATCAATTACTCCAAAACTGTCAGCACAAATTAATACTTGTTTTAATTCACTGTGTTTTTTTAACAAGTTGTCGTTTCCTTAGTTCTATTTTTAACTTGGTAGTTTCTCTTGCTTGAAATATAGTTATCATGGTTGCTAACTTTCCCATTTTAACCACTGCGTCATTTACATCTTTAATGCCATCAGGCCAGTCTGGAATACTAACTGCCCATCCCAATTCTACTGCTCGATCAACCAGTTCCACACCGGCCGCATCATGATCCGGTACCACTGTGATATCTTTACCCAGGCTTCTTATCAGTCTTGCTTGTGCATCGTTTATGGTGTTATGCATCAGTGCTAGCCCACCAATACACAATGCATCAAATATGCCTTCCATGACCAACACATGTTGCCAGTTAGGCAGTTGTAAATCTGTGCCGAACACATACCCAGGTTGGCTGTGATTGATATATTTTGGACCAGAGCCACTTAACATTCTAGCACACCATCCAACCAGAGTGTCGTTATAGGTAAATGGAATAATCACATGATCACGTGTCCAGTGAACACCATCATGCTGCATTTGTACCATTATGGGATAATCCTCTGGTACACATCTTGATCTTATGTATGCCCAATATGTTGTATGTTCTGGTGTTAGTAATTCCACATGTGGAGGAAAGTC